TATTGGAATACTGTTGATGATGGTAATGGTTATCTTATACCAGGATTCGCTTTAGGAAATGATGGAGCTGTGTTTACTATAACACTTCCTCCGACTAAAGTTACTGGACAATTACATATTAGTTGGATAAATGATGGTTTAGATACTTGTAGTATTACTAATTTTAACTTGACATCAAGATATATAGTAGAAAAACAAGAGTTTAGCGCTTATGTAGATCCCATAAATCAATATGCAAAAGAAATAGAGTTACCTTATGGCTATGTGCCTACAACTGAGTTTCCTACAGCAGAGGGGGAGTTATTATCAAGCACTTCTGCACCACTTCAAGGTTGGACTAGATTTGGTATGACTGCTACTACTGGAAGTTTAAATGCATTAATGTTGCAACAATATATAAATTGCTTTGCTAAAAAAGTTATTAATTTAGATGGTTCTGTAAGTAGTTTTGTTACTACAAATGCAAATTATCCTTATATGAATGCTTCTAAATTAATAAAGGCAACAGACACAGATCCATCACAAATAAGCGTAGCTAATAAGCCTTATTTAATAGGCAACTGTACTATTGAATATGTAAACAATAGTATATCTGCGACTTTGTTAGAGATTTCTAATACAGATATAGTGGCAACAATTAAAAACTTTACTTATTACAAATTTACAAACTAATAAAATATGGCATCAATAATTAACGGAACCAATATAGTCTTATACGCTAAAAGAAGTAATGCAAAATATTACTTTAACGCATCAGTAAATAATGCAACTATTGCATCTAATACTTATTATCAATTAGGCGAAGAAGAGAATACAGGAGCTTCTGCTAACTTAAGCAAAGCTTATGATAATACATTCTTTGGTTTTATTACTAATATTAGTTACCCAAGTCAAACAGCTATCCCTGCTGGTACTTGGACTTTTGTAAACTATTTAGATATAACTTATAGCTTAGCTTATAGCCCAAACTTTTATTACAAGGTTTTTAAATATAATGGCACTACATTAACACAAATAGGCAGCAATTCTAGCACATTTGCGTTTACTTCAAATGCAAAAACTAAATATACAAGTACAATGTCTATGCCTGCTGTAGCGTTAGACGTAACAGATAGAATTGCTATACAAATATGGACAACAAACGTAGATGCTAGAGATGTAACATTATACACACAAGGAATAAATGATAGCTCTGTAACAACTACTTTAGATTATTATACTCCTTTTGGTGCATCTACAAACTGCTCATTTGAGACTAGCGTAAACCAAGTAGAAGTAACTAGCCAAACATCTGCTTATTTTAAAGAATTTAAAAATGATATTATTACTTGGTCGGTTAATTGTGATGGGTTTATAACCTTAAGCAATAACTATAACTATGCGTACTTATTACAATTAGTTTTAGATAAAACACCAATAACAATTAAATTTGCAATAGATAACGATAATGGAGCTGGTAGTGATACTTTAGGCAATACAGTTCTTACAGGATTAGTTAACTTAACATCATTATCTTTATCAGGCCCAGTAGAAGGTGCTTCGTCATATAGTGTAACATTACAAGGAACAGGAGGATATTCAATAGATGGAATTGCAGTACAAACACAAGGAATATCTATTGGTACTCAGATTGTTAAAATGCTAGATTATACAGCAACTGGTGGCGAGACAACAATAACCTTTACAGATGCTATTGGATTTACTTGCTTTAGTGTTAGTAGAGGTGGTGTAGAAGTACAAACGATTTTAACAACAGGAACTCCAACTGGAGATAATGTTAAATTTGATACAACTAGTGGCGTATTAACTTTTGGAACAGCATTAACTGCAAATGAATTTGTAAGAGCATTATTTAAATAATTATGAGTCAATTACAGATAGTAAATTCAGCTAAGTTTATAACCCTTGCAGGTTCAGGTAATGTTATTGCAGGTGGTGATACAAATGGCACATTAACCAAGATAACAATAGGAAGTGGTTTAACACTTACAAGTGGTGTTTTAACAGCTTCGGTTGGTACAGCTTTAAGCTTGACTACAACAGGAACAAGTGGTGCTGCAACTTACAATAGTGGCACAGGTGTTTTAAATATCCCTATCTACTCATCAGGTGCTGGAGCTGTTTCTAGTGTCTTCGGAAGAACAGGTGCTGTTATTGCCGTTAGTGGTGATTACAATACTGATTTAGTTACCGAAGGTTCTACTAACTTATACTATACTAATACAAGAGCAAGGGCTGCTTTTAGTGCCAATGTCGGATCAGCATTAACTTACAACTCTTCTACAGGTAGATATACCTTAGTTGCAGCAGCTACTGGCATATCAGGTTATATAACTGGTGCTGATTATGACTATTGGAATGCAAAACAAGCATCTTTAGGCACAGGCACAACAAGTCAGTTTTTAAGAGGTGACTTAGTATGGGCTGCTCCTTCTGCTATATCTTTAGACGAACTTACTGATGTTATTTACATAGGTACTCCTTCTAACGGACAAGTATTAACTTATAGGTTTGGAGAATGGAGAAACGAAACTCCTACAGCTTATGTTCCAACTTCTAGAACAATAACAATAAACGGAGTAGGGTTTGACCTTTCTGCTGATAGGTCTTATTCGGTAGGTACGGTAACAAGTGTATCTGCAACAGCTCCTATGTCATCTACAGGTGGCACTACTCCTAACTTGAGTATGTCTATTGCTGGTACAAGCACAAATGGTTATTTAGTATCTAGTGATTGGAATACTTTTAACAATAAGGCATCTACTGCACAACTAGCAAACTACCTACTACTTACTGGAGGTACATTAACTGGTAACTTAACAGCTACTGGTTTCTTTGAGTCTTCAGATAAACGTCTTAAAACGCAATTAGAGGCGAATTACGGCCCTCAAAATGTTGGTGATATACAAGCCTACCTTTACATAAAAGATGGCAAGGAAGAGGTAGGATATTACGCACAAGAGGTATCTAAGGTTATCCCTAGTGCTGTGGTAGAAGGAATAGATGGTTTTTTATCTGTAGCTTATAATCAAGTGCTTGTAGCTAAAATACAATACCTAGAAAACAAACTAAACCAATTAATAGATGAGTTGGGCAGGAATAGCAAGTAATCAATGTATTACATACAACAACCTTAAGGATGCCGTAACAACTGGTGTTTTTATGGGAGCTCAAGCAGCTGTGCCTCCTGGTTCCTTAATTATTACAAGGGCGGTAGCTGAAGAGTATGTGGTTATTAATCCTATTACTTCTAAGGCATCAAATCAATTACCTGTAAAATCTGACCTAGTTGCTAAGACTGGTGTTTTTAAATGGAACATCTCTGACAATGGAGATACTGTCTTTGTAGATGCTTGTGCTTTGTTTCTTGATCCAGGCACAATAGCTTGGACTAATACTGCAACTCCTGTTGCTGGAACTACTTTTTATGCTAACTATAATTTTAGTGCAATATTCCCTATGAGTGCATATACAGGTGCATTCTTACACTATAGGGTTTTCGGTAATACTGGAGCTGGAACTAGGGCAAGATTTAACTTGACTACATCTACTATAAACAATGCTCCTGTAGCTTGTTAGGTATTCTCTAAGAATTGATTAAATTTGTAAAAATTATAAAGAATGTCCTGCATAAGCACCAATGCTGATTTTAGACCAGCTCAATACAATATATCTATTTGGAAAACTAATACTTGGAGTCAGATATTCCTTTTGACTGCTAATACTGTGCCTATTGACTTAAGTACAGCAGCAGTAGAGATTGAGATTAGAAAGACAATTACTTCTTCTACTGTCGAACTTACCTTAACGGAAGGTGGCGGTGGCATTACAGTAGGTGGTCAGAATAACAATATGATTACCATTAACAAAGACATCAACTTAGCAGCTGGTAACTATGTATATGATATGGCTGTTAAATTTTCTAATACCAATATAAAAACATATATCTGGGGTAACTTTATTGTTTATCAAGATATTACAAATATATAATGAGCACAGAAATAACAATTACAAGTACTACGATTGACATTAATGTTAGCGAGTATCCAATTACGATTGAGGCCCCTTCAGGAGCCTATCCATTACCTACAAGTGTTTATAGTGTGTTTGGTAGAACAGGTAATGTTGTTGCTGCCGAAGGTGATTACACCTTAACTCAATTAGCAGGTGTTACTATTACAAGTCCAGTTAGTGGACAAGCCTTAGTGTATAATGGAACCTCTTGGGTAAACAATACGGAAACTTTTGTAGGTACTGTTACTAGTGTAGCTGCAACTGTTCCAACAGGATTAACTATAACAGGATCGCCAATAACTACATCAGGCACTTTAGCCTTTGGTTTACAAGCTGGTTATTCTATTCCTACAACAGCTAAACAAACAACTTGGGATACAGCTTATAACGATTCTATTGTTAGTGCTGCTGTTACAGGAACTTCTACAAAGACTTTAACACTTAACCAACAAGATGGTGGAACTGTTACTGCTAATTGGTCAGACTTACAACCTGTTACTTCGGTATTCGGTAGAACTGGTGATGTAGTAGCAGCTAATAACGATTATACTACTACTTTAGTAACTGAAGGAACTAATTTATACTATACTCAAACAAGATTTAATACAGCTTTCGCTGCCAAGTCAACAACTGATTTAGCAGAAGGAACTAATCTTTATTATACTGATGTTAGAGCTAGAGCTTCTAACTCATTTGTAGCTGGTTCAGGTGCTTATAATTCTACAACAGGTGTTATAACAATCCCTACCAATAACAATCAAATAACTAATGGTGCTGCATATATAACCTTAACAGGCTTAAGTGCATCTGCTCCTTTAAGTTATAACAATACTACTGGTGCCTTTAGTATCTCACAAGCGAACACTTCTACCGATGGGTATTTGAGTTCATTTGATTGGAATACTTTTAACAACAAACAAATAGCTTTAACTTTTGGTAACCTAACAAGTTCTGATATTACTGTAACAGGTGGTACTGGTTCTGTGATAGGTACAGGGTCTACTTTGACCTTAGCTACTGTTAATACTAATACAGGAACGTTTGGTTCTTCTACTGCTATCCCAGTTATAACTGTGAATGGCAAAGGTTTAATTACAGCGTTAACAACAACTGCTGTATCTATTCCTTCAGGATCATTATCTTTTATAGGTGATGTAACAGGAACTGGAACTACTGGTTCTGATACTACCTTAACTTTAGCAACAGTTAATACAAACGTAGGTGCTTATGGTTCATCAACTAGCGTACCTACTATAACAGTAAACGCTAAAGGATTAGTAACTGCTGCAAGTCAAACTGCAATACCAACTGCAACTAGTTCTGTTAATGGTTTATTAACTTCTACAGATTGGTCAACCTTTAATGGCAAACAAAACCAATTAAACGGAACAGGGTTTGTTAAGGTTACAGGAACAACTGTTTCTTATGATAATAATACTTACTTAACAACTATCGAAGGCATAGCTGCTGGAGGTGAATTAAGTGGTACTTATGCAAGTCCATCTTTAGTTAACTCTGCTGTAACAGGCAAGATTCTAACTGGTGTAAACATAACTGGTGGCACAATAGCTGATACTGATTCTATCTTAACTGCTTTTGGTAAGGTACAAAACCAAATCAATGGCTTAATAGGTGGTTCAATTTACAAAGGAACTTGGAATGCTAGTACTAATACTCCAGCTTTAGCGAGTGGTGTAGGAGTTGCTGGTAATTACTATATCGTATCTGTTGCAGGTACAACTAACTTAGACGGCATTACCGATTGGCAAGTAGGTGATTGGGTTATATACCAAGGTACTGAATGGGAGAAGGTAGATAATACTGATGCAGTAGTTAGTGTAAACGGATTTACAGGAGCAGTTAGTTTAACTACTTCTAATATTAGCGAGGGTACAAACCTTTACTATACCGATACAAGAGCAAGAGCAAGTATCTCAGGTAGTACAGGAATAAGTTATAACTCTACAAGTGGTGTTATAACAAACTCGGCACCTGACCAAACCGTTAGCTTAACAGCTTCTACTGGTATATCTACTAGTGGAACTTATCCTAGCTTTACAATCACTAACACAGCTCCAGACCAAACTGTAACTTTAACAAGTGGTACAGGAATTAGTGCAACAGGAACTTATCCTAATTTCACTATTACAAATACTGCTCCTGACCAAACAGTAGCATTAACTCAAGGTGGAACTACAACAATAACAGGCACCTATCCTAACTTTACTATATCAAGTGCTGACCAATATGTAGGAACTGTAACATCAATAGGTATTACTGAATCTAGTGATGCACTTTCTATTACAGGAAGCCCAATAACTACAAGTGGTAATATCAATATTGGATTTGCTGGTTCTCCTACTCAGTATGTAGCAGGTGATGGTTCATTAGTAACCTTCCCTACTATTATAACTCAAGCACAAAATCTAGTCGCTGAAGTTTATAATAATACTGGTGCTACTTTAACAAGGGGTACAATAGTTTATATCAATGGTGGTCAAGGCAACTTACCAACTGTTACAAAAGCAATAGCTACTAGCGATGCTACATCAGCTCAGACATTTGGTCTTATTACTGCTAATTTAACAAATAATAATAATGGCTATGTAACTATAATAGGTAGACTTGAGAATATGGACACTCAAGCCTATGCAAATGGTACTCAGTTGTACTTAAGTGGAACTACTGCTGGTACTTATACTTCTACTAAGCCACAAGCACCTATTCATTTAGTGTATGTGGCAATCGTTGTTAGGTCACATCCAACTCAAGGAGTATTAGAGGTTAAGATACAGAACGGTGAAGAATTGAGTGAGTTACACGATGTTCAAGTTATAAGTATTGCTAATAACAATATCTTACAATATAGTTCTGCTGATAGTTTATGGCATAATGTAGCTGGTACTACTACAAATATTGCAGAGGGTACTAACTTATATTATACAGATACTAGGGCTAGAGCATCTATTAGCACAACTGCTACTGGTTTAACTTATACAAGTGGAACTGGTGTTCTTAGCTTAACGGCTGGTTATGTTATCCCTACTACTACAAGTGCTACTGAATGGGATACTGCTTACACAAATAGAATTACAAGTGCAACAAGTCCTTTAAGTATTACTTCTAATGTTATCTCAATAGCACAAGCGACTACTTCTACAAATGGTTACTTGTCAAGTACAGATTGGACTACTTTTAATAATAAACAAGCTACTCTTAGTTTAACTACAACAGGTTCTAGTGGAGCTGCTACTTTAGTTTCTAATGTCTTAAACGTACCTACTTATACCTTAACAGGTTTAGGTGGTGTTCCAACAACTAGAACATTAACTATTAATGGCACAGGTTATGATTTATCAGCTGATAGGTCTTGGACTATACCTACAAGTGTTAATGCTACATTTACTCAAGACTATACAGCAACTGCTGCTCAAACTACTTTCACAGTAACAGGAGGTTACACAGTTGGACAACTAGCGGTTTATTACAATGGTTCTAAACTAGCTAGTGCAGAGTTTACTGCAAGTAATGGCACTACATTTGTTTTAGCTACGGCTTGTCAAGTCAATGACATTGTACAAGCGGTTGTAGAGATTACAGGTGGTGGTATAGGAGGTAGTGGTACAACAAACTATGTAAGCAAGTTTACTGCAAGTGGTGTGTTAGGCAATAGCTTAATATTTGATAATGGAACTTCTGTTGGAATTGGTACAAATATTCCAGATGCTGGAGCACCTTTTACTATTGATAAAACTGGTGCTGGGTTACAAACACTTGCTTATTTCCAAAACCAACAAGCAGCTGCTGCTGATACTGGTACAAGTCTTTATTTTTTAGGCACTACTGGTTTAAATAGCTTAGGCAGACTTGTTAATGCTTGGGAAGGAGCTTCTATTTCTAGTTCTTATATGGCATTTTGGACAAGAGGTGGTGGTACTACAAGCGAAAAATTAAGAATAACCTCAGCAGGTAATGTAGGTATTGGTACAAGCAACCCTACTGGTAGATTGATGTTATATTCAACTGGTAATGTATTTCAAAATATAGTTTCTTTATCTGGAGGTAGTACGCAAGTAGGTATTAATTTATCGCCTTCAATGACAGATACTGAAGTAGCAGCAAACCCTGCACAAGCAAGTATTTATGCAACTGATTCAAATTATGGAGCTAATATAATATTTGCAAATAAAACAACAGGTGCAGTTGGTAATGCTCTTACCGAAAGAATGCGTATTACAAGTGTAGGTACTGTTGCAATTAATACTACTTCATCAAATGCTGGATATAAATTAATTGTTAAAACTGCAACAGATAGAAATCTTGGGTTTGGAACACAAGCAGGAGAGTTTTCAATAGAATGTTTTAATGATGCTATAAGTGCAGGTACACCATTAAGAATATATGGTAGTACAATTGGACTTTATGGTACAATAAGATTAGATAGTTTAGGAACAGGAACAGTTTATTCAACAGGAGGTACATTGTCTGTTGTTTCTGATATGACATTAAAAAATGATGATGGATTTATTGATAATGCTTTACAAAAAGTAATGAATTTAAAACCTCGTTATTTCTATTGGAAAGAGGAAAGTAAACTACCTACTGATATAAGACAATTAGGTTTTTATGCTCAAGAAGTTAATCAATCATTAGGAGAGGAAGCAGCTAATACTCCAAAAGAAAATGATAAATGGGGTATTTACGATAGAGCTTTAATTGCTATGCTAACAAAAGCAGTACAAGAATTAAAAGCAGAAATAGACGAATTAAAAAATAAATAATTATGGGGCTTACATTCAATCTTGGCAGAGTATCGCCATCCGTCTTTACAGACTCTTCTCTTAACGTAGGAATAGGAGCAGCACCTAGTGGTAGTTATAAATTAGAAGTAACTGGTACAGGTGCATTCTCTAGTAGTTTACAAGCAGTTTCTTTAGTAGCTACAGGAGGACTAAACTCAGGTCTTATTGCTGCAAATACGTCTTTTATTGATAATTCTTCTGCAACGGCAAGGTTTTTATCTTATGGTGCAAATAGTTCAACAAGAGGTGCATTTAGTTTTATACAAGCAAGTTCAACAAATACACTACAACAAGTTCCTTTTGTTATAGATACAAGTGGTAATGCTGGATTTGGTAGTTCAACTATTTATAATGGTGGTGGTTTTCAAAAAGTAATAAGTTTTTATTCACCATCAAGTTTAGCTTTAACCTATGCATCAGATACTCAACAATACCAAGTGGGTATTGCAAGTAATGATTATAGAGTCTATGACTTTACAGGTAGTACATATAGATTTGTTATAAAAGGTACTACTGGTAATGTAGTAATAGGTGATACTACTGATACAGGATACAAATTACAAGTTAATGGAACTACTTCAACAGGTAGTTTATTTTTAAATGCACCTGCTGACGGATTTGCACAAAATTTAATTGGTGCTGCAAGATTTGGAAATGTATCTTCTGCGACTATTAATTTAACAACAGTATTCCCTTCTAATAGTTTTACAAGTAAAGGAATAAGTGTTATGTTGCAGATTGTATCTGCAAGTTCTTCTTCAAATACGTTATCTTGTATATGGAATTTAGTTAGAACAGGAGCAGGAACTTGGACATCATCAGCAATTAATCAAATAACTAACGGAATTACAATAACAAGCATCACAGGAAGTGGTACAACAATAACAATAAACTTTAGCGGAGGAGCGCAATATGGGACTGTTAATATTTCAGTATCTACTTATGCTTAAAATAAATAAAATATGAAACAAATAGAACCAGTATTAATTTGGTACAATGGACAAATGATAGTAGCTACTATCTACAATATGAATAGCATAAGTGATAATTTAAGCACAAATGCTATATTTTATTATCAATTATTTTCTAGTGAAAATTTACAATTAGCACAAGGGAATCTTACAATGGATGGCTTTGATTATGAAGCATATTCAACAAGTCTAGATTCAAATGCTTATGCTTACCAATGGGCTGCAACTCAATTAGGATTAACAATCATTGGAAATTATGTTCCTTTGGTTAATGAATAAATTATAACAGAATAATCTTATATTTGTAAAAAATAACTACTATGATTACTTTAAACGAAGAGAATTTAAAAGCTTTAGAAAGCTACCTATTGGAAGTTCCTTTTAAATATGCGAACCCAATCCTACAATTATTAGGAAAATTAAACCAGGAGCAGAATCCACAAGCTCCTGAAGCAGAAGTTGTGGAAGGATAATGAAGTTCCTTAAAGACAACATCTTGTTTATAGCCGTAATACTCCTTGTGTTATGGCTATATTTTTTACTAAAACCTACCTACTTACCTAGAATCGGTAAGCAATTTGATACTTCTCAGTACAAAAAGATAGTAGAAGTACACGATACTACGTACAAAACATTGTACGTTAATACGTACAAGAAGGGGAAGGATATACCATTCTATATCATTGACTCTGTACAGATACCTGTACACGATACTTTATACGTACTAAACGATTATTATAAGGTCAAAGCTTATTCTGATACTATTAAAAAAGATTCTAATATCTTTGTAGTGAATGATACTATCAGCCAAAATAGGATTATCTCAAGGGGTTTTACAGCCAATTTAACCGAAAAGACCATAATTACGAGAGAGTACTACGCTAAGAAACTGACTAATACCCTTTATTGGGGCATTAGAGGCTCATACAGCCCACTTAATGGCTTGGAAGTACTAAGTCCTTCCTTGATGCTAGGTATCAAAAATAAGGCTCTAATAGGCTTTAGCGTAGATATTAACAAAAATTATAATATTGGCTACTCAGGTAGCTTGTATTTCAAAATCGGTAAAAAGTAATAAATGGCTGCCAAAAAAGAATCA